TTTTTTCTTGTAGTTGAGCCTTTACTCTATCTAATTTTAGCCTGTCTTCCCACAAGTTTAAAACATCCGAGAAGCTGGTATTTGCTGCTGAGTACTCGTTAACATGCAAATGATCAATAAAGGAAGCAACCTTTTCGGATACTAGAGAATCAAAGCGGTCTCCGTCTTCAAAGGTCTTAGTAGGGAGAATTTCAATATCATTTAGTGTAATATCCTCGTCTAATTCGTAAACTCCCTTTACTACTTGACCAGATTCCGTTACATAAGTAACATTAGAATTCAGACTATCCACGGAGAATAGCTCAACATTTTCCCTGAGGGAACGGCCCAAGCAATCACCCAACTTAATTAGTTGGCTAAGATACTTGTTTCTATTTTCGAACATTGTTGTTAACATGGTAAATCCTTATTCCAATTTATATACATTCTAATTAGACTCAAAGGGGCACTTTCTATTTATCGGCCCCTAATCTATTTATAAGCCTATCAACAGCTTTTGGTTGCCAATTTCTTACTTGACCCTCAGAGAGCATTTTTGTTCTCAATGATTTCAAATCTGATAAAACACTTTCTGCTGTTTGAGTTGGGGGTATATTTTCATTAGGCTCTTGACCCCCAGCCTCTTGATCCATATTAGGTCCCGCCATTGGTGGCCCTCCCATTGGTGGCCCTCCCATTGGTGCGCCTGCTGGCCCCATCGTATCCTCCTGCATCTCGGCTTCCTTCTTCTGCTGCTTTTCTAGTTCCTTCTCAATTTCGTCAATTTCTTGATCAGTTAAATCAAAGTAGTCTTTGTAAATTTTAGACTTAGGAAATATTCCTAAACCCAATACAGCTTGGACTACTCTAGCAACTTGCTCATCAATATCAAGCTTTCGCTTAGCATGCATGTCAGAAGGGTCGGGAAGTTTAATACGAAGATCATGAACTAAAGAGTTAGGAAAGCCTTTCAGTTGCAAATGTCGCTTAGCAACTTGCTCCATTCCGATTTCCATACATTGTTGAATTCTTAAAATTGTTCTAGCAAATTTTACATCAAGCTGGGATAAGTTGGCTTTGCGCTCTGGGGACTGGTCTTTCTCAACGATGTAGTCTTTGGGAATCTTCAGCGCAGCCAACAGCTTGTCTCTGAAATACTTAACATCGTCAACTTCTCCCAAATTCTGCGCTCCAGGCAGAGTATCAATTTTTGTTCCTTGATTTCCCTTAATAGGAACAAAGAAATCTTCATCAGCAGAAAGGGGGTTGTACCTCTCATCAATACCCCCAGTACTTTGATTAAAATATTTTTCTTTCTTAAACTTTTCTTTCAATCTCTCAATATATGCTTCAGCCTTATGGCTGGGGAGATTACCAATATCTACATAAAAAATTCGTCGTTCAGGGGCTCTTTGTAGGCGATAAATAAGCATCGCATCTTCCATAAGTTTCAAAGAGCGGAAGATTCTATGAGCTATAGCTCCAACTGCCTTTCCGTAAGGATAGAACGCGGGATCAGAAGTATGCATTCTAAAATGAACAAGCTGGTTCTTATCTAATGTTATAAACTGTGCCCCTCGCATTTGAGAAGACTGTCCCCCAAAAGTATTCCAATCAGGTTTCTCAGGAATTTCTTGTAAGAAGTCTGTCAGATACCCATACTCATTTTCTACACGAAGTATGAAGTTAGGATTAAGAATTTTAATTCTTTGTATTCCTGCCTTAGGATTATTCATATCAAGGACAAGCTCTATAAAGCAATCCCCATACTTTACCATATTTCTAAAAATATCCCAGTAAAAACGGTCCAACTTGATTGTACTAAAAAGCTCCTCAATTTCGTCAAGAGCATTCTTTTCTTTTGTATCCACCGTCCACCTGCTTCCTCGGATGTCTAACTGCGTCCCATCATCAGCATAAATATCGAATGCTGCTCCGATCTCAGGATACTCATCCATTGATTCAAATAATTTGTAGCGTTGTTTTCTGTTGCGTTCAACCTCAGGAATATGAGGCATACCAACTCTGTTAAGACTTAATCTTGCTGGACCCTCAGGCTTGATTACATCATCTGCGACTACAGTATCGCCAGCCAGGGGGTGCATAGGGGTATCCCCCAGCTTTCCCTGATCGGCAACATACGGCTGTGCCTTAGTAGCGAAGAACTTGGCAAACCACCTTCCTAATCTGCCACTAGGACTAAACCAAGATCCACCAAATGGAACTCTAGCACCAGTACCACCAAATTCGGTGTAGCCTTCTTCAAGCCGTTCTTGATCTTTTTTATTTATTTCATTAGCCATCTTAAATCTTCCTGAGTCATCCCACCAAAACTCTTAATAGGATACTTCTTTATTAAAGACATTCCTAGGGGCTTACTTTCTTTATGAAGAATTTTAGTATGCTCCAAGGGAGTTGTCTCTATCAAGTTATTTAGCCCAAATGCCGCCAAACTTAAGCTAGAAATTAAATCATCATGTTGACCAACATCAGCTTCATACCTGCCATTCTCAGTGATAATAAAAGTAAGCAGCTCCTGCACAGTCCTACCCGAGTTAATTTTAATAACATTTCTACGAATAAGTTCCTCCATAGAGGCTAAAAGAATCTCTCTTGTTTTGGTAGTAACTTGATACCCTATGTCACCTTTTTCATCTACCCACAAATTTTCATATTCTAAAACATTAAATAACCAATCAATTAAGTTGTTCCCAATTGTGTTTCTTTCTATAAACACATATGCCGTATTATACAATCCAGCTTCTTTTGCAATAATTTCCGCTAGATCATTAATAGGAGTTTTATTAGAGTAAAATTCAGCTACCTGCTCCCCGTTGTACATATTAATTATGTGGAATGCAGAGTAGTCTCGCTCCCTACCCAACGCTACATCACATGCAATAAGGTAATCATATTGTGGGTCTGGATCATTCCATATTCGCATTCTCCTATTGTACTTGTTGTAGTACTCTTCATTTATTTGGGTATGAAGATTTTCTAGAATGCTACCTTCAATGAAGGTTTCACCTGTTCCTAGGAAAGCACACTCGTATTCTTGTTTCCATTTTTTCAGAGAGATATTTGATCTAGTTACCTCTTCCCAATGTTCAATTGAAAGAGGAGGATCTTGGGCTTCCATAATATCATACAGATACTCATACCCTTCATGCCTTGCGTACTCAGGATGCTCCTCCCAATTGATATCAATAGCGTTAAACGAATTTTCCTTTGCTATGGCTCCTTCATAGGTTTCATGATACCAGTTGCCTATACCATTGACGGTAGACAGTACAAAGGCTCTACCACCAGTAGAAATGATAGGATATACTGCGGCCCAAATCGTATCAATATTGTCAATAAACGCCGCCTCATCCACGATGAGGAGTGATCCCGCCAAAGACCGACCAGACTGCTTTCCAGATGGTCTAGACTTGATAGTAGAGTGTGAAGCAAGTTTCAGAGTGTGCTTGTTACTTTCTACCAGTCCAGGCTTTAGAAATGAGGGAAGCTCGTCATACATTAGTTTGATTCTATCGAGTAGCTCTGTAGACTCGGCATCACCCTTGGATATAATAACGATGGTCTTGTGCTGTTGAAAAATAGCCATCCAAATAGAGTATGCTGCTGCAATCGTAGTACACCCAGCCTGTCGAAATTTTCTGAGAATATTGAATCTATGAGCTTGAACCTCACTCACTATTCTTTTTTGAAAAGGATACAAGTTGAATTTGACCAGCCCCCTGATAGGGTGTGTAACCTTGACATAGTTACACATGAAGTAAGCAGGGTCTTCCTTACACCTCGTAAATTCTTGAAAAACTTCTTTTTGATCCATATTTTTTAGTATTATCTAATGCTCATGCTATTATAGAGTATGAGAACCTATGCTCTAATATGTACTAGGACCAAGCAACTATCTAAAACCACACAAACATTAACTTCCTATTTATCTAGGTGTGGGGTAGAGGTCAAATTGATAGTAAACAGTAAATCTATATTTTCTGGTTACAGCAGAGCGTTTAAACAAATCAATCCAGACCCCTCAGACATATTTATTCTATGCCATGATGACATTGAAATACTCTCACAAGAAGGCTATTTCCTTCCCTTGTTATTTAGAGAACTCAGTGTGCCTAAGACAGGATTTATAGGACCAGCAGGAACAACAGAACTAAACAGTAGGGCTGTATGGTGGGACCAAGATCAGTGGGCAAAGGGCAAACATTCAGGTATGGTTTTTCACGGCGAGGAACTGACCTCAAATGTTAACCCTACTTTTTACGGAGCCTACAGAAATGTGGCTATCTTAGACGGCTTATTTCTAGCAGCAAAAGCTCGTGTCTTAATGGATGTAGGTCTGGATAAACCTGACTATCTGGAAGGTGAATGGGACTTTTATGATATTCATTACACCGCGACAGCTAGGAAAAAAGGATATAACAACAGAGCGGTACCAGTCCTAATCCTCCACAATTCTAGTGGAGAACTAGCAGGGAGAGACTCGTGGCACAAAAATAGGGAACTATTTATACTGAAATTTGACCGCGACTTTCCTATAACAGCTTGAGGACCTTATGATAAATACTAACGGATATTCTTACGACGATATTCTGCTCGTCCCCCAATACTCAGAGATTTCTTCCCGAAAGGACATATCTTTAGAACAGTCTAAAGCCATAGGAAAGTATGATCTCAGTATCCCTATAATTTCCGCCAATATGGATACAATCACAGGCGAAGAAATGCTCTATGCTATGGAAAACTTTGGTGGGTTAGGCATACTACACCGATACATGAGCATAGAAGATCTTGATATTATTATTAGAAGGTGGTTGAAAAACGCCTACTCTCCTTTTGCTGTGGCAGTAGGATGCCTAAAAAAGGACAAAGAACGAATTGATTATCTCCTTACTAATTTTGGAGATAAAAATATTATTATATGTGTGGACATTGCCC